GGCGGTTAGTAACCACCTTGGAGAACTTCGAGGAGAATGCATCGTCGCACGAGAAGCCCATGCTGATGGTGGAACTCACCTACACGCTTTTGTTGACTTCGGCCGGAAATTCCGATCTCGACGTACCAGCGTCTTTGATGTCGGTGACCATCACCCAAATGTCTCAGCTACGCACTCTTCACCACGCGAGGGTTTCGACTATGCGTGCAAAGATGGTGACATTGTGGCAGGGGGACTGGGCAGACCAGAACCACGCAATACGACTGAGCGAGTACATCGATGGCATGATATCGTCGCTGCAGAAAGTCGAGAGCAGTTTTTCGAAATGCTTTTGGCACATGATCCACGAACTCTATGTACCAGCTTTACCCAGCTCACAAAATATGCCGATTGGCGCTATCGAGAAGATCCTGAGCCGTATCGATCCCCAGAGGGTGTGGTTATTGATACATCAGGATTTCCTGAAATTGAGGAATGGGCACGTCGGTCGCTACAATCTGTACAGCACTGTAAGTAATCACCCCAGGGACTCGCTTAGCCGCGAGCCCCAATTTAAAGTACTCCGGAAGGGGGGTTGGGCATTCTAACCCTAACCCTAACCCCTAACCCTAACCCTAACCAGCTAACTTATGTCAGCAAGTGGGCAGCGCATGCAATCGCTAGTTATGTGGGGTCCGAGCCGGATGGGGAAGACTGTATGGGCACGGAGCCTAGGCAACCACGCTTACTTTGGCGGCCTTTTCTCTCTGCAAGAAGAAGTATCCACAGTCGATTACGCAGTCTTCGACGACATTAACGGCGGAATATCTTTCTTTCCCCAATACAAGTGGTGGTTAGGGCATCAGAAGCAATTCTATGCTACTGACAAGTACAAAGGCAAACAACTCATCACATGGGGCAAGCCCGCCATCTGGCTCTCAAACAAAGACCCACGGGAGGAGAACGGGGCAGATTATGATTGGCTTAACGCCAACTGTTTATTTGTTCATATAGACACACCCATAGTAATGCCAAGCTAACTACCTCTCATGCCAGTACCATGTTCCATGTGACCTGAAGTGCAGCTGATTTGTTCCGCCGTCTGTGGTGTCGGCGCAAGAAAACAAATCCAAAACGAACACGTCACCACCCGTATACCGAGTGGGTACCGTAAACCACGTATAATTCTGTCGCCCGGCAATGATGTCACTTGCCGGTTCCTTACCGCCTCCTTCTTCTTTCTCGCCGTAACGTAGCTTCTTGTTGATAGACACGTAATCTCGTTGATGCTTCCAAATGCCCTTGGCATTTCCAGATCGGACTGGCATATTCCTGTCCATTAGAATACGATTCCTATTGCGGTCGGGAGTCGCAATAAAAACGTCTCCATAGTCGGTTCCCTGGTTACCCTGGAACAGCTGACGCAACACAGCCTGATAACCTGCAATGTTTGCACTACCAGTCGTTATAGGTAGCATAGCTCGCTTGTACCCATTCGCATTGTCGTAATTCGCCATGGCGTTTTGAGGGTAGGTAGCAATAATATCGTGTGAGTGGCACTGGAAAATGATGCGACGCCATCTCCAGTTTCCTGGTCCAATCGTCTCAATGGTGACGTTGTCCAGATACCCCTTTGCGTACACCTCGGTCTTTTGTCGGGCGTACTCGCTCTCAGCCTCACTCCACACTGACCCACGGGCGCTTGGGCAGAACAGAATGCCCGCACTAGCCGCACTCGTAATAATAGCGGGGTCACCAATTTCCCCCTCGGCACCACCGTCGGCAATAGGAACACAACCCATGTTATCCCTTAATTTGCTCGACGCAATATCTGCCACTTTGCGACGTGTCATACTACGTCGCATGTAGCGACGAGCGCCACGCCTGAACTTCCGCTTGAAGCGGCGCGCACCTCTGCGCACTCGGCGTCGGCTTCTCCGAAAACGTGAATAAGCCATGTTGTTTGCACGTAAACCATATTGAATGTAGCGGGGGGGGGGGGCACGGTATTTATAGCTGTGACCCGTGTCCCAAGTCCTGTTGGAGTTAATATTATTTTCCAACAGGACACACTCAGTCACATGACCTTCCACTGCAATGCCCGCTACTTCCTACTCACCTATCCTCAGTGCGGCGACCTCGACCCCTGGGCGGTTAGTAACCACCTTGGAGAACTTCGAGGAGAATGCATCGTCGCACGAGAAGCCCATGCTGATGGTGGAACTCACCTACACGCTTTTGTTGACTTCGGCCGGAAATTCCGATCTCGA